CTGTCAAAGGTTGTGTTGGTGTAGCTGCCAAACAATTGAATAGTATTTCAAACATTCTTAATCCTACTTTCCTTTGAACACTTCTTACTAAATCTCTAATAGTTGTAGTTAATAGGTCTACATCATTATCTTTTAAATCAGAATTAGAGATCATAGGAGATTCTACAAAGAACTCTTTTACATAAGAAGTATGTCTAGTCCATGATTGCTCTGCTACAAATGGCCTTCCTCCACTAGTATTAGAAATTAAGGTTCCTGCTGTATCATTAGTTGTTGCAGTATCTATAAATCCACTTGTTTTTTGATACCATCTCATCTCTCTAGCTTTTGTTTTAGAATTAGATACAAAACTTTTAATCTTATTAGGTTCTAAGTCTGCAAATCCCTTTGCTAACTTATCAATGTCAATTCCTCTGATGTCTGCTTCGCCTGCTGTGTCTGCCATTTAAGCTACGTCTCCTCCAGTTCCTAATGCTAATTTGAATATGAATGTTTGTGCTGCTCCACTTGGTGCTTCTAATGCAATACCAAATACTGTTGCCCCATTACTACCTGTAGCTGTTTGGATCCTATTAGCTGTTGCTCCTACTGATAAAGGTGCTCCAATTAATATTGCTGCTTCTGCAGTTCCTTTAAAAAGTCCTCCCATATAAACTTTGATTGTAACTTTACCATCATTTGCAATCTTTTCTTCTGCTGCTATTCCACATACAGGGTCTTTTGCTCCAGAATTAATAATAGCTGTCATAGATTCAGTAAGTTTTAGAATAGCTCCTTTTGCTATACCTGTGCCATCTGCACATTTAAAATTAACAGGTAATTCAGTTTCTACCATTAATGTGGTTTCGTCAGCCATAGCTTACTTACATCATCCTTATATTTAAATGTTTCTGTTTACCTCTCTCCCTAGAAATTATGCGTTATCGATATTTCTTTTGGAGATGGGGTAGGAACGACCCCATTGGAAAAATTAAACGTTACTTACGTTGTTCTAAAAGTACCTTTTCTTTTGCTATTTTCAATAGTTCTTTATTGATTATTAAGTCATTCTCTATCTTTTCCATGATACTTTCTGTTTGTTTCTTAACATTAGTCCATAGAACCTCTAGAGGTGTTCCAATCTTTACACCTAAATCTTTAGGTATTTTAGTTTCCATCTAGTTCTCCTGCTATGGCTTTTGTTGCATACTCTGCTGGAGTTTCTTTTTTAACTCCTTCTCCTGCTTCTGCCTTTCCATCTAAAACTGCATCTGCTCTTAATTGCTCTGTTCTATCATTCTCTATCTTCTGTGCTTTTGTCGCTTCTTCAAGTCTATTCGCTGCAATATTCGCTTCATCAATCTTAGTAGGTTTATTATCTTCATCCATCTTAACCTCCTTTTCATTTTCTTTTAAATTCCTCAATCTGTTTCTTTAATAAATCTTCTGCTTCATCATATTTCTTTTCTCTTATTAATTTAAAGTATTCTGAATCTGCTAATCTATCATCAAATTCTTGTGCTCTTTTATCTAAATCTCTTTTCTTGTTTTCTTCTTCTATATCTTCATAGAATTCTTCATCCTCTTTTCTTTGTTCTAATTCGTCTTCTCTCCTTTTTTCTTTCTGTTTATCAAAGAATCTAGTATCTTCTTCCCTGTTTGCTAATGTTCTGTTTCTGCTTTCTTCATCTGCTGTTTTTCTTTGTTCTGAAAATGTTGGTTCATTTGCTCTTTCTTCTTCTTTGTCTAATGCTTTTTGATTCTTCTCTCTTTGTTTTATTGCTAATTCTACATAAGTATTACTTGCACTTACTATTCCTCCAAACTTTGCTTTTTCTGCATTTAGAAATCCTATAAAGGGTAGTCCTGCCATTATTTCATCTGCTTCTTCTAATTGTTCTGCTAGTTTGTTTACCATCTCCACTTCTCCCATTTCTGCAGCTTCTCTTTGTGCCATTGATAATGATGTCATTGCATCCCCTTTTTCATTCTGTCCCCATAATGAGAAATATAATGCACTTCCTATTAATCCTAAAACTACTGTTGGGTTTTTTAGTGTTGCTACCATCTTTGTTAAATACCCTGTCTTTAGTCCTAATGTTTTAGCATTTATCGCTACCCTCCCTGTCTTTAAGAAAGTTGGGTCACTTAGTGCATTTTTTGCTATGTTAAAAACTCTCTGCCTACCTAGTTCTTTTGCTACTGCTGCAGTTTGTGTTTCAGTTAATTTTAAAGCTGCTCCTAGTTTATCTACATCAACTCTTTGAACTATTCCCTTTGCTCCTTTTGCTAAATCTTTAACTTTTGGGCCTAAAAATGTAGTTTTTCCTGCTGCTGCTTCTGCTATTAGTTTTGCATTTGATGCTGATACATCTGCTCTTGTTAGTGCTTTTACTATTTTTCCTGCTCCTCCTATTGCTCCTTTTGGTCCTCCTATAGGGGCTAATGGTATAGGAACCACATTAGATACAACTCCCTCTGGAAATCCTCCAAATAAATCCTCAGTTAAACTTTCAAAGAATTTTGTAATTATACTTTTTTCTTCTTCTTGTTTAGGTCCTCCTAATCTTATTGTTTCTCCACTTGTATCTCTTTCTCCCTTTTGAAAGTTAGGGTCCAATTCTTCTCCACTTGATACTATTTCTTCTTCACTTATAGGGCCCTCCATACTCTCTATATCTGATGCTCTTTCTCCTGCCTGAGTTCTTGCTTCTGCTATTCTCTCCTCTAAACTTCCTTTACTTCCTTTGATTATGTCTAGAAGTTCTTCCATACTCATCCTACCTTTTTTAAATTCTTCACTTGCTGCTATTACATCTGGGTCATTTCTTAATTCCTCTCTTGCGTGTTCATCTGCTTCTGCTCTACTTATTCCCTCTCCTAACCTTACGATACTTGGACTTTCATTTATAGGGTCATTTCCAAATCCTATTCCAAATTCTTTTTGCAATCTATCTTGTGCACTTCTTCTTTCTTCTTCTGGCAAATTTGTATCTCTTACAACACTTACTAATCTATTAGTTACTTTTCTACCAAATGCTTTATTCTTTTCTTCAAAGGCTATAGTGTCATTCTTTCTTTTCTCTGCTTCTGTAAACTTGCTTTTATTTTCTTCACCTAATGTTTTTGTTCTATTAGTAGTAATATTCTTAAAACTATCAGGGGCATTAGGTCCTCCCTCTCTCCCTGTTGCTCCTTTAACTTGACTTGTTGGAGCACTCACTCCTGCTTTTCTATAATCTTCTGGAGTAACTTTTGATTTATTTAACAATTTATTATGTAGGGCCTGCTCTGCATATGTCATTTTTCTTTTTGTTGCTTTACCTAGTTTTAGTGCCATTATAATTTATTTTCTATCCTCTTTAGTATAATATTGTTGTTGGTGACGACTTTGGATAAGCTCCCGTTGGTCTTTATCTTGTCGCATAGCAACAAGACGGCTACAAATATAGGGAAGCCCACTTCTTTTATAATAGGTAGTATAGCTTCTTCTATCATTGTCCACTTCCTGCTGTAGTTTCATTTGGTTGTGTGCTTTCATCTCCATCTTTCTTATTATCAGATAACAATTCATTCTCTAGACTTGCTGGAAATGTTAGTTTTATTATTTGGTTTAACTGTTGTTCTATCTGTTCTTCTATATATAATTGTTCTTCTTCTATGTTTTGTTGAAAAGCTAGGTAGGCTATCTTTGCACTAGCTTCTGTAAATTCACCACTCCCTCCCAGTATAATCTTAGGAACTCCTGCTGCTTCATAGAACTTATTGTCTAACATATCTATCCATGGTAAAGGACTTAATGATGCGTTACTTGCTACACTGATTAATTCAGGGACTATAACATCTTTAGGAACTACCCATGTTTCACCTTCTTTTTTAATAGCTTCCCAATCAGTTTTAATTTTTGCTATCTTTGTTGTATCGTCTGTATCTGCGTGGATTATCCATAGAGGATCTATGTTTCTATGTAGAACTCTTTTCCAATCTGTCATAGCTTCATTCTTCATTAAGATTATTGGGATTAGTGCGTCTATCATACTTGTTCCATGGATTTGGTCTGCTACTCTATTTCTCATTAAATGCAATATTTCATCAGGTTTAAATTTTTTATTTGCTCCTTTAACTTTTGCTGTTTGTTCATATCTTATAACTCTACCTGATTTATTAACTACTATCTTCATTGTTGCAGGATTTAGAGGTCTAAGGTTCACTAAGTCCTCTTTCTTATCTCTTACAATTTCTATAAAAGCATCTCCATTAATTTGATAAGTTCTTATTGCATTTTCTAGAATAGTATTAAAAGTATCTTTACCCATCCCTTTAATTGTTCCTAATAATAGGGTAGTCATTTCATCTGCTTCAAATCCTTTTCCTACAGTCCATGTTGCTTTAGCGTCGATAACTGCTCTTACTTCTGGTACTGAGTAATATCCAAAGTTCTGGGTCCATGTTGAAGTTTGATATTCTGTATCTCCATTACCTCCTGCTCCATCTGTATCTTCAGAGGGTACAGAATAATCTGTCATTGTGTTTGTTAAATCTGTTGTTACTGCTTGACTAATATTTTGTTCTGCCATTATGTTGTTATGTTATGTCCTATTTGAGTGTTAGTCCCATCATCTGTATAGTTTGTAGTATTGTTTATTAGTTCATTAAAGACCATTATGTTCTCTGTACTTTCCATGTGAATTCCTATTCCACAATCTATTACTATATTTCCACTTATAATATTATTGAATCCGTTTGAGTGAATCCCTGCAATATCTCCTCCCCCTATCTTGTTTCCTACTATGATACATCTTCTATAAGTTTGTGTATCTATTCCATACTCTTTTATAGTTCCTGATATTGTGCATCCTGTAATTTTTATATCTGCTCCTCCTCCTGCTCCATCATCCATAAGTATACCTGATTTTTCTAGATTAAGTATGTTACATCTTACTATGTTAATTCCTGCCTTTGCATTAATTAAAGTTATTCCATTTTCTGCTAAGTTTGCAGCCGCAGGTATATTTCCATTAATTGTTAATTCTTGAATTGTTATATAACTTGCGTTTATCTCTAGGATATCTATGGCAAGGTCTGTCCTTATTATTGCTCCTCTACTTGCTCCTATCAAAATAGAGTTATCCTTATCGATAGTTATTTTTTCTGTTATTGTGTATGTTCCCTCTTTGATATAAACAACTCCTCCTGTCTTTGGTAATAAATCAATACCCTCTTGAATACTTGCAGCATCTCCTGTTCCATCTTGTGAAACAACTACTGTTGCTTGTCCTGTTCTTACTCCTCCTAGTCCTTGGTCAAACTCTCTTGAGTGGTCAAAGATATTAGTCATACCTCCAAAATTTAGAACCATCCTTTTATTTTACCCTCATTTCTATTTTCAAATAATTTAACTCTACTATCTCTTAACATTTCTTCACCTATATCCATACCCTGAAAAAATATAGTTCCTAGAAGTCTTCCCCACTTCCCTACTCTTTGTTTTTCATCCATCTTAACCTCTATGTTTTCTCCTAAGATTCTACTTGTTAACCATTTCTTAGCTTCTCCTCCTCCCTCATTCATCTCGGGAGCATCTATATTTAACATTCTTATTGGAAAATCAAAATCTCTAAAGTCTACAGTTACTCTTATTGTATCTCCATCAGTTACTTTAATAACCTTAGCTTCAAAGTCTTCTATAATTTGTTTATGTGGACTATCGAAATAATAGATTTGCATTTGAGAGTTTGCTAATTCTGGATAGTTCTTAAAGTCATGTGCCATTATACTGTTCCTGTTGTTGGGTCTGTGATAAACTTTTGTTTTTCCTTACTTCTTATTAAACTCAATCCTCTCATTGCTCCATCTCTTAAAACATTTATCATGTCCTCAGCTTCTACTCTTGTTGTATATCCTGACATATCATAACTGATTGCTTCCATTGCAACTAGTGAAGAGACAATATCACTTAATATTCCTTTAGTTGCTGCATTTAGTGTTGGGTATGCTGTAGAAAAATTATAGTTGCAAGTTACATTGACAGTGCTCTCTGCTCTTAATCCTGCTGCTGTCATCATGGTTGTATCAAAAGCTACATTTACATTTGCTCCACTCTTTTGTTGTATCTCTGCTTCTGTAGTCATTATATAAGCCATTGTTTATTCAACATACGTAAATATTTAAAGTTTTGTCTTTTAGGCAATGAACTGCCCTTTTTAAAGATTCAAATATATGGGAGTAATTACCATAGATTTTAAGTTTCCCATCACCTACATCCATCTGCATACTTCTTAAACTTTGTATTAATCTTGGGTCTTTGAATAGTTTTATCTTTCCTTTTTCTGCTAGATTTTTAAAGAATATTGCCATATCTTCCCCTAATAAATTCTTGCTCTTTATTTTTGTCTTACCTCTATTGATAGTTCTTTCAACTTCTCTTGATGCATTATTCAATCCTACTACCTTTCTTTTAGTCTGTGGGTCATCATATAAAATGTCAAATACTCCTACACCTAAACCTCCATCATCCATAAAGATTTTCTTATGCCTCATTCCTATATCTTTGTGAATTATCAATCTTGCTGTATCTGTTAGGGTTTGTGCATCAGGTATTGTTAAGTCTACTTGGGTTGCATACTCTCTATTTATCCTATCCATAGTAGTTAATACAGTTTCATCTCCTCCCATCCTAGCTATATCAATACCTTGAAAATAATCTCCAATTTTAACACATTTTAGACTAGGGTCTTTAGTGCATATCTCCTTAATCAATTCATCTGATAGAAATCTCTTAATCCCTCCTACAAATAGACCTAGATATTCTTGTTGATATTGTAATTTAGTCATTCTTTCTTTTTCATCCTTTAGAAATTCTAACATATTAGTTCTTTGTGGTTCTTCTCTACTCTCTGCTACATCTTCTGTGCTTACATGAATTGCTGTAAACTTCTTATCATGGAAACATCTATAGAAATATCCCTCACTTCCAAAGGGAGTTGATAATAGTGTTATTCTTCCACCTGTTGTAGCTAACATAGGAGTAACTGCAGCCCATACTTCCTCTCCAATAAAATGAGCTTCATCTGCATATAGTTCATTTATTGTATATCCCCTAATTCCGTAACCACTATCTCCTGTAGGTAAGCAATGGATTACAGAGCCATTGGTGAGCTTTAATTGGTGTTTGGTAGGTTTGTCCGACCCTTTTTTTATCATAGCTTTATGGTTGATATAGATGTATGATAGAACCTTTTCAAATAATAGTAGGGCTTGTCGCTCTGTAGCAGCTATTATCATAATAGTTTTTTTACCTTTAATTGCAGTTTCACCTGCTTTTATAGCAATAACAGTAGATTTACCTACTTGTCTGCCAGAACATAAAGCTAGATTTCCCTTAACTTCCAATACTTCCTTTTGCCACTTGTCTAGTTTCATCATCAACTTCTTTTAGTATTGCTTTCCTTAGTTTTTCACTGTCTTTATTTCTCTTTTTCTTCTTAACTTCCTTATCTATTTCAGTATTAGTTTGTTTATTGAAAATTTCTATTTGTGTTGATATTTCATTATTCTTAGATTCTAGTTTCTCATGTAGTCTTTTCCTCTCTAATTCTAATGCTTCTATACTCTTACCTTTCATAAAGTGCTTTTCTATCAGTTCTGCGATTAAGCCTGACTTATTATCTACATTTTTCATTAATTCTTTAATTTCATGTGGAATTGTGATGCAAATCGTAACCATTTTCTTATCCTTTTTAAATGTTTAGGAAACATTTATAAACCTTAGCTGTTTTTAAGATTCTCTTAATCTTCACTCTTATATATATATATTTATAAATATATACTTATAGTAGTAGTAGTAGTAGTAGAATAACTCAACTATTTAAATGTTTCTATTATTTGGCTTATAAACCTTTCGATATCTAATGTCCTATCTAGAGGAGAATATGATATCAATTGATATGATATAATAATATTATAAAAATTGTGTTGGGGATCCTCCCATACATAATCAAACAAAACCCAATAATCGCTAATAACAACATACACAACATAAACAACAACAACATAACAAACAACACATAATACACAACAACAACAAACAACAAAGAACAACAATCACAAACGGAGGGGGGGAGGGGGGGACAAGGGGGGAGGGGCGTACTACGCATGAGCCATCCACACATAATAACGCCTACAGGCGTAATGAATCACGTGATCACGTGCTGAGCCAAAGCCCTATAAGGTTAGCAATGCCTAAGCAGGGCATTGTGCCTTATACGGCTTTAGGCCCTACTAATAGCAAAGCCTAGCCAAAGGCTAGCAATAAGCAATGCCATAGCATTGCCCAATAATAAGTGAGAAAAAGCTTGCTTTTGCGAACACTTTACAAAAGCAATTAAGCACCCCTGTGCTGACTGGCTTAGCTAAGCACAGCTTAGCTAAGTAACCAAAGTATTTAAAGGCTTTGGTTAAGCTTTTGTAAAGCAAGAAAAAAGAGGTGATTTGGCGTAGCAAAAAAAGGGGCTAGCTTACTCGCTAGCCTGCGTTTCTGCTTCACAATCTTCTATATCGTGCCATTCACCACATTCACATTTCATTCTTTACTCCTGCCTACTAGGCTTTATTTAATTGAATTATTCTAGCAAACCTCCCCTTAAACCCTTTGATTTACTGTGCAGGAGCATGCCAATCAAATGGTTTAAGATAGGAGCGTTTGCGACGTATAATTCTAAATAAAGCCGTGATTACTATTCAAATGCTTCTTTAGCTTGCTTTACTAAGGCAATTGCTTGTTGCATAATCATTTTATATGCTTCTGCATTTGCATCGCCTGTAGTATCACTCATTAACTCTATAAACACATCTTTAGTATATGATGTATACATAGATTGTGTAGGGTCTGCCACTCTTATTTTGTTTACTATTGGCTCGAACGCTTCACTTGGCTTTACTACTGGTACTCTTTCATCAGTTGCTTCGATGAATTTTCTTATATTTTTAAAGACTTTATCTTGCTTTGTAACTTCCACAATTTCTACCTTTGCCTTTAGTCCATCTATATCACATTTTTTAAGCTCTTTGACAATATCATCCTCAAATACTGATATTGTACCAATGTCTGTCTTGATTTTGTGATACTTTACGCCTTTTTGGCTTTGAATTTCTTCAATTCCCTTGATTTCAATTATTGTTTCCATTTGTTTTACCTCCTGTATTATTTAGATAATTCCTTCCCTGCTA